AAAAGTATTGGTAGTTTACTTAAACCAATCGGCGCATCATTTCAAAATACATTTGCAAATATTGTTATTGCGATTGATGCGGCAATTCGCAAACTCAATCAATTCTTTGGTCTTGGAAAGGGAAGGCAAGGAGAGATTAATGTACTGCAACGCACGCTTGACGCAACCGATAAAAGTATAAGGAGATTTGAAGTTCTTGGCGGCAAAGGCGGTACTGGTTTGGGTCCAATCGAAAAAGGTCAATACAAAGTTTTAGTGGAACGACGGACACAAACTTTTGCTCAAATGTCCGCATTGCTTGCCGCTGAAATGGCGGCGGCAGGAACAATAGAAGAGCCATCTAAAGGTCTTCCGGGAATCACGCCTGAGGTTGGAAAAGATAAAAATGCTGGTAAAGCAGCAGCTAATGCATTAGCCAGCTCTATACTTCGTACAAAAATTATAGAAAAACAAGCAAAAGAAATATTTAAAGTAGCAATTTTGGAGGACAAAATAAACGATGAATTGGAAAATCAAAACAAACAACGCTCTCTTGATCTGCAGCTTGAGAGAGACAGAGCAAAAATTATTGGAAAATATGATACAGAAGCAATGAAAATAGCAAATACAAAAAATAAAGAAGCTGAGCGTTTGGCATTAAGATATGAACGCAATGCTAAACTTGTAGCTTTACAGTTAAATTACGAAAACGAATCAAAAAAAGTTACGAATGAAAAACTTGACAACTTAGGAAAGATTAACATAAAAATCGCTGATGCTCAATTACAGACAAAAATTTTGACTGATGAAGATAAAAAAAGAGTTGATATTAACAGACAACTTGCTGCTGTTGCTGAAGAATTTTACGGTAAAATAACTAATCCTGAATTACTTGAAGCTCTTAAAAAACTGCGTGAAGCTTTAGAAGGCGCTGCTAATTCTGGAAATACTTTTAAAGATAATTTCAAAGCTTCGTTCAAAACAATAGCTGATTCTGCGTTAAATCTTGGTGCGAATTTGGGCTCTGCATTGGGCAATACTTTTGTTGGATTAGCGGATCAACTTGCAGATTTTGCCGCCACTGGAAAAGCAACCTTTGCAGATTTCACTCGATCTGTTCTTATTGATTTGAGCAAAATATTTGCAAGAGCAGCAATCTTTCAAACCCTCAAGGCGATTTTCCCCGGCACAAGTGCAATAGGTGGGTTCCTTGGTTTTGCAAATGGTGGCATCATGACTGCCAATGGTCCGCTTGATTTGAAGCGTTACGCCGCTGGTGGTATTGCCAATAGCCCGCAGTTAGCCATGTTTGGTGAAGGCAGCCGCCCTGAAGCCTATGTGCCCCTTCCTGACGGTCGCACGATTCCCGTAACAGTCAAAGGCGAAACAACCGGCAACATCATTGTGAATGTTGATGCGACTGGCAGTAACGTGCAGGGCAATGAATCGCAAGGCAAAGCATTGGCTGGTGTAATTGGCGCTGCTGTTCAAGCAGAATTGGTGAAACAGAAGAAGCCTGGAGGCTTGCTGTACTAATCATGGCTACTTTCAACGATGCAACTCTGGGTGTAGCAACTGGTCAATCGACACCTGATTTTGGTGCGCAAAAAAGCAGCCAGCCGAATGTCAATGCCATCAAATTTGGATCAGGTTATGAGCAACGTGTTGTTTTTGGTATTAATCAAAATCCCAAGTCTTGGGATCTAACATGGAGTGCAAAAAGTAACAGTGTTGCCGATGCAATTGAGACATTCTTGGATGCGCGTGCTGGGCAGGAAGCGTTTGATTGGACGCCATTGAACAGTGCTACTCAATACAAATGGGTGTGCCGTCAATGGGCACGAACGCATCAATATGCCGATATCAATACTGTAACTGCAACATTTGAGCAGGTGTTTGAGGCATGACGACACCTACGTCAATCCAGCAGCAGATCCAATCGCTGGAGCCGTCAGCAGTTATTGAACTGTTCATACTTCAGCTCACACTGGCGGTCAACGGAATCGACGACACGTTTTACTATCACGCGGGCACCAACAGCCTGACCGCCAATGTGGTGTTTGGAGGCATTACTTACGCCGCTGCACCGATTGAAGTTGACGGCTTTGAGCTGACTTCCAAGGGCACACTGCCGCGCCCGACGATGCGGATCGCTAATGTCACTGGCGCCATCTCCGCTCTGCTGTTGGCATATAACCCGCTGCAGGCAAAGGTCACGCGGATACGCACCTGCAAGAAGTTTCTCGATGGCGTCAACTTCGCTGGCGGCACCAATCCGACTGCGGATCCGACCGCAAAATTTCAGGATCAGATCTGGTACATCGACCGCGTATCCAAAGAGAATATCCAGCTCGTCGAATTTGAACTGACCAGCAAGCTCGACCTGACCAACCTGCAGCTCCCCGGCAGGCAAGTGCAGGATTATTGCCCGTGGGTCTATCGCGGCGCTGAGTGCGGCTACTCGGGCGGCAGTTGCTTTGACGTAAATGACAATGCCACCAGTGCAGCCAATGATGTTTGCGGCAAGCGGTTCAATAGCTGCAAAATCAGGTTCGACACGGTGGGCGTCTCCGATTATCCCCATGGCGGTTACCCTGGTTCCCGCATCCAGACTTGACGCTGAGGCGCACGCCCGCGAGGTGATGCCAGAAGAAGCCTGCGGTCTGCTAATGCAGGCAGGTAATGAGCAGAAATACTTGCGGTGTCGCAATGTCTGCGAGACGCCGGAGCTGCATTTTGTCCTTGATCCGCGAGACTACCTGCGGGCATCATTGTGCGGCACGATCCTTGCCATCATCCATAGCCATCCGCAAGGGCAGCAGCCAAGTGAGGCGGACCGCAAAGCCTGCCAACAAAGCCGACTGCCATGGTTCATCTACCAGCTACCGCAAGATCAATGGGTGACTATCGGCAACTGATCGACAAGCCTTGGGTCTACGGGCAGCAGGACTGTTACACGCTGGTGCGGTCGTACTTTGAGCTGGAGGGCATTGCGCTGCCTGACTTTGAGCGCCCAGAAGACCTGGAGACTACCGGCAGCATCTACCTGCGGCAGGCACTGGGGTTGGGCTTTGAGCGGGTGGAGTTTGAGCGGCGGCGGGTGGGTGACGTGGCGATCATGAAGCTGGGCACACGCGAGCCGATGCACGCCGCGATCTTCGTTGCACCGTGGGAAATCCTGCATCACACAAGGGATCGGCTGAGTGGTGTGGAGTGGTTATCCAGCTACTATGTGAAAAGCATTGCTGCGGTGTTCCGATATGCAGCGGGTTCGTCTGCTGGGTGAGCTGGGCGAACGGTTTGGCGCTGACCATACCTATTACAACCTGCGTACTCCGGCTGATGCGATCAAGATTCTGTGCATCAACAAGCCGGAGTTCAAGGAATTTCTGCTGAACTCAGAGGAGAACGGCATCGGCTATCAGGTGCTGCAGGGCGGTCAAGACTTTGGCTACGAAGAACTGCTGCTGCCGTTTGGCGAGAAGGATCTGGTGATCGTGCCAGTGCTCAGCGGTTCAGGTGATGGTTTCACTAATGTGCTGACCGGAATTGGCTTGGTACTTGCTGCGATTGTGCTTGGACCTGCTGTTGGTGGATTTCTTGGCTTGGGCTTGGGTCTTGGCGGCAGCGTGTTTGGCGCAACTGCGGCGGGCATTGTTGGCGGTATTGGCTTGAGTTTGACCCTTGGTGGTGTTGCACAACTGTTATCGCCGCAGGCTCAAGTGCCAACCCTTGGCGGTTTTGCTGGTTTTGCTGGCGGGAACACTCGCATGGGCAGCCGTAATCGCACCAACGGACCCGAAAGCGTCACCTCCGGCATTGATGGGCAGCAATCCTATGCCTACACCGGCGCTGCAAATACGGTTGGCGTTGGCGCTACGGTGCCACTGGCTTACGGCAAAGTGCTGATCGGCAGCCACCTGCTCAAATCTAAATTCCAAATTGCCGACGAATCCGACCCAGTGCTGACCTCTCTACGTGCTCCAGGCGTTGGCACCATGCGGCTTGGCAACGAGGTTCTCACCGATGATTTCTCCGACAAGTCCGGTATTATCGCTAAGCGTGTGTACAAAACCTCGTTCAATTCGCCAGCTTATTTTGACCCTGTTGGGCAATATGGCGTTACAAATAGTACGCAGTTAATTCGGGTTGATACGCAGGTCGAACGCCGCCTTGCTTCGCTGAATGTCTACGGCGGTTACATGGCAAGCGCGGAGCAATATCAAAACTTCAATGTTGCGCTGTCGTTGGAGAACGGACTTTACGACTTCGCCGGCGGTCCGGGCACAACATTTGTTGACGGTTACATCACCTATGAAGTTAAAGTCTTCCGCGATTATTTCACCACCGACGATTTCCTTGTTGCTGTTGATCAGGCAACAATCCAAGGTTTGATCTTTGGCGGTCAGTTCTTTGGATGGATGCACCGCTTGGAGTTGCCCGATATCAATGTTGAAAGCGTGATGACGGTGCAGGTTGAAGTGATCAACGCTGGTGCAGTCGCCAACGGTAGTGAAGGTACAAACCCGATCTACCTGCGGCTAAATAGCATCGGGTATCAGCTCTACTGATATGGCACTCAATTCCGTCACCACAATCAAGATTCTTGACCTCTTGTGCGAAGGTCCGATTGGTGGCGTGATCAACGGGTTGCAGGGCATTTACCTGAACGAAACACCGATCCAGGGGAGCGATGGTAGTTACAACTTTCCGCAGGATCAGATCTCTGCTAATGCATCAGTTGGTGCCGCACGTCAAGGCAAGACCGCATGGTTCAACGATGGCACGTCCGAAATTGTTGAAGTCAACCAAGAGATTGGAGAAAACTACAGCGAAGACCTGAATAGCAACAACGAAGTCGTCAACCGTAAGTACGGCGCTGGAACGATCACGCGCCAAATCACCGATCCCACCGTTGATTTCGTAGAGCTGCTGTTCACCATTCCAAAGCTGTATTCCGTCGCGCAGGAAAGCCTTGCAAAAGGTCAACTGTTTGGTGGCACGCTTCGTGTTCGCATCTATGTGCAAGCCAAAGGCAGCAGCACCGGCTTTATCCTTGCATCTGACAAAAGCATCACCGGCGTATCAACCAATAACTATCAGTACAGCACCGGCATCATCAACCTCAAGACCTACGGTGCCGGTCCGTGGAATATCAAGGTTGAAAAGGTAGACCTAGGCGAAAATCATTTTGAGATCAAATACACCAGCTTCAAGGAAACACCGCAGAACACACCGCTAGCTAACAATCGCGGTAATCAAATCATTTGGTCGTCGTATGCGCAAACCATCGCGCAAAACGTCAACTACAACTATTCGGCACTCAACGAGCTGTCGATCTCAACCAAGGCGTTCAACAGCCTGCCGTCTCGCGCCTACCTGATCAAAGGGCGCCTAGTCAAGATTCCAACTGGTGCAACCGTTCAATCCAGCGGCTACCTGACCTTTGATGATGCCAGCTTCAACGGTGCGCTCCAGACCGCTGACAAGTGGACCACCTGTCCGGTCTGCTGTTTCTATGACTTGCTCACCAACCGCCGCTATGGCGCAGGTCAATTCGTCACCGCCGCAAACCTGAACTGGGTTGATCTGTACCCCATTGCCAAGTACGCCAATCAACTGGTCACCAACCCCGATGGCAGCCGCGAGCCACGCTTTGCCTGCAACGTTGTCATCGGTGATCGAGCTGAGGCTTACAACGTCCTGATGGATATGGCTTCGGTATTCCGAGGCATCCTGTTCTGGTCAAACAACGTCATCCAAGTTGCAGCAGACCACGGCAACCTAGACGGCACGGCGCTGTCGGTGGCGCACATCTACAACAACTCCAACGTTGTCGGCGGCGTCTTCGAGTATTCCGGCAGCTCACTGAAGACCCGTAGCACCAGTGTTCATGTCCGCTACAACGACCCCGACAACTTCTACAAGCCAAACGTTGTTGTCGTTGAAGATGCGGCGTTGATCGCCAAGTACGGCTACATCGTCAAGGAGCTGATCGGTTTCGGCTGCACGTCCAAGTGGCAAGCCCAGCGCGTGGGGTTATGGACGCTGAAGACCGAAGCCCTGGACGATGAGGTGATTTCCTTCAGCACTGGTCTGCAGGGTGCCGTGGTGCTGCCGGGTCAAATCTTTGCGGTCTGCGATCAACTGCGGCAGGGCACGCGCATCTCCGGTCGCATCTCCTCAGCGACTACCACTGCCGTTGTGGCAGATCAATCAATCACGCTGCCCGCAGGCTCCAGCCCACAACTGACCTGCCTGCTGCCCAACGGCACGGTTGAAACCAAGAACATCAGCAGTGTTTCCGGCAGCACGATTAACGTCAGCAGCGCTTTCAGCACCGCGCCTAACGCCCAGTCGATCTGGAGCATCACAACCTCTGG